TAAATTTAATGATGTCGAGTAAAAATTTGAAGAAACTGTAAGATTGCCATCGTCGTTTGCACTTTCTTGAGGTACAAACGACTTTAGCTCTTTAGTTTCTTCATTAGTTTTTAATAGGGTAAACCCAAATAACTTAACTTCCATACTATATCCTGTCTATCAGTCTATTAACTAAGACCGATTTGAGCGTTCGCGTCTTGGTGTTGCCAATAATCATAAGCAAAAGTCACTGTAAACTCTTCGATTGAGTCGTTAGTGTCCCAGCCAAGTTCGATTGTACTGATTTCTGTGGGGAAAAGACCCATAAATTTATATTCTGCAATAGGCAATGCAGTTGAAGATTTGCCAAAATGTTGTACAATAGCTTCAGCCTTATAACTTTGCTCTGTTGCGCCAAGATCGTTTCCAATATGAGAATTGATCTTTTCCATCCACTTTTCCATTGCATTTCTAATTCCAAAATTTTCTCTATTGAAAATAGTTACAGTCCAAGGTTCAAATGTTCTATTACCAGCGACCCTGATTTGTCTACCAAAATAAGGAACATCTACCTGTGCAATAGTCGCAGAAGGAATCTGTGCTGCTTTTACTTCAAATTGTCCACCATTCGGAATTACTATTCCACTTGGAGCCGTGATCATAACAGAGAAAAGATTCGGACGAGCACCCCCGTCCGAAAAGTTTGATTTAAATGTGTCTACATTAAATGCCATTTTTGTTTATCTCCTAATTGTTTATTTTTATTTATATTAAACTACACCAACGATTTCATCGAAACTTACACCTGTGCGTACTGCAACAAAGTTAAGTTGGATAAAGTTGATAGAACGCGCTGGTTGAATGAAGATATCTCCGACAAATTGATTGGTATCAATGACATTCGCAGTGTTATTTGTACTATCACAAACTACTTTAAAGTCATAAATTCCACGTCTACCTTTGATGTCCCGTAAGAATGGTTCAATCAATGATGTAAACTGAGCCCGAGTAAATTCATCGTTAAATTCAAACAATGTAAATTTCGCAGCAGTTGCAATAGATTTTTCAAGAACAATAAATAATCTCCTGACATTGATTCTATCAAAAGCCGATGGTTTCATTGTAAATGTTTTATCTCCAAAAAGGACAGTTCCTTGTCCAGCAAAGTTGACTACTGGATTGATTGCTTCTTTATACAATGCATCGCGATCACTCTTAGTCTGTTCTACCATAGTTTTTACAACACCTTTGTAAACACCACGATTGAAACCAGCAGGAGAGAACCATGCGTCCCGTTCAATTTCACTTCTTACCATCAGTCCGGCTGTGTCGGCGTTGAAAGGCACAAATCTAAATTTGTTGTTGTACTTATCAGAGATATATTTATAGTTAGAGTCTGCAAATGCATAATTACTCTTTCTAACAGTAGCATAAAAATCTCTGGTTGCCTGAGAACTGCCCGCAGATCTATCACTCATAACAGTTGTTTCGGTTGGAGAAATACATGCAATGCAATCTTTTCTAGTAGTTGCAATGTCTATAATATAATTAATCATTCCAGCACTTTCTGTCGAAAGATCGGCACTTTCACCTTGCATCAAAAATGCAACGTCGACGGTTTCTGTGTCGGCATAGAGATCGTATCCGAGTTTGAAATTAACATCATTTGGAGCCTGTCCATCGAATCCATTTCCAAATGGTCTAGAAATGTACACTTCTGAACCATCAGCAGTAGATGAAACTTGATTTAATTTTGCAAAAGCGGTTTTTCCTGCCGCGCCTCCGACTGCTGGAGCAAGATTTTGACCCCAATCCATACCTGTAGTTGCAGGATGGTTTACGCAAAATACATATTTTGAATATTCATTTATCCAATCTACATAGTAAACATTTTTTCCATCACTACTTTTACCGTTTCCTGCTTTAGACAGATTTTCTAAAACTTCGACAACATTTACGATATTATCAGAATTTGTTTGTGTTACAATCAAACTAATTCCCTGACTCACGGTCTCCGAATTGACAATTACCGGCGCATCTACATCGATAGTTCCATCATTTGATCTTGGCACACCGGATAAACTTTGACTAATTGCCG